ATTAAATTTCATAAAATTGCAGTATAATTCATATTGTAAACTAAAAACAGGTATTATATAATATGATTGTAAAATTCAAATCCACGAATACCCGGCGAGAGGCATTGTCATTTTTTGACAGTGCCTCTTTTGCGTTGAAAGAGGAAAATTATGAAACATGAACCTAAGATCATTTATTGTCCCATATGTAAACGAAGAACCGGAATGTGGGATGGGAAGTCAACAACAAACATAATTGTAACACGTTGTGAAAAATGTTGGAAAAGGGTTATTTATTATACAGATTCGGAAGAAATAAAAGTAGCTCCTGTGCCAAAAAGAAGCACTTCTTCTGGCATGACTTTTTTGTAATGGAGGGAATATGAGACTAGATAGTGTTAAGGAATATGCTGCTAAAAAATGGGAAAATGCGCCATCAACTGCTACTCCTATTACAGCTGAGAATCTTAATCATATGGAAGATGGAATTAAGGATAATTCTGTTGCTATTAAAACAATAGTTGAATCTGTTGGTGATGATGTGTCAGAAGATCCGAATAAGATTGCTAGCATGGTGGCATTGTATAAAATTGATAAGAAAATAGGAAGTGAAACACTTCCTGGTGGAACGGCTGACTTGTCTGCCTCTGTCAATTGGATAAATGAAAGAAAAGTGGACAAGCTTGACGCTATGACGTGGTCTAATTGGTTCGACGCGCATCGTACCGGCTGGCATGGAGGCGTGACATTCCCACAGTTTTCCACCTCTCAGTCTACGCTTGGTACGAAGAGCGGGGATAACGCAGACATGGTAGCTGAAACATCAACCAACACCGCAAAGGGTCGTAATGATTACGCGGACAAGCCGGTCACTGACCTGATGTTTAACGGCATCGAGGTCAACGGATACATCGACGATGAAGGAGAGCCGCATATTACGGCAGTCAAAGGATCCCCCGGCTTTGCACGTGACGGAAGCAATGGCGATGTGTGGATGGCATACATGACTCCGTACTATAAGCGCATTTACACTGACACAGAGGAAGGTTGGGACTTTGCAGACCACCAGGTAGATGATCTCGTGCCGTGGCCGGATAGTGTCAGACCGGACGGAACTGTCAGAAGCTTTTACTTTAAATCAAAGTATCCGGGTGTAATCGGAAAAGATGGCTTAGTATCCTCCATCTCCGGCAAACCATTGATTAGAAACGTATCCCACAACGGGCAGCTTACCGAGATTGCAAAGAAAGGCGCTCAGTACTGCGGCATGACAACCACAGACATGGCTTGGGCGCAGTGGATGTTTGATATGAAATTTGCTAATCACAACTCCGAACTGATTATGGCCGGGATGACGGGCTACAGTGGTCAGTATGCAGCAACCGTAGTTGAGGAAGGCGTGAGACGTATTATTATCCGGAAAGAGGATGCGAAGCAGCTTCTGGTCGGCTCCTATGTCTCTATTGGCTATGGAGCCATCTCGAACGGAACTATATCAAACGACCGAGGTAACCAGTCGATGCATGCATATGCAGACGATGTAAAACTCCTCAAAATCGAGGACTATGATGCAAATAACAGTGCAGTCTATGTGGATGCTGCATCCACCTTTAGCACTGCCAGGGTCAAGCTAAACGACACCCTAGAGTCTCCGGTCTACATCTCAACCATGCACTGGTGGTCCGGATCCTGTGACGATGTAAAGGGATCGGACGGAAGCCCCAGCGATTGCAAATCCAGAAAAGAGCCGTTTATCCTGTCCGGTGTAGAATTTGGTCATGGCGGATACTACGTCCTGGCAGATATTGTCATGTCCGGAACCTATGATGCAGAGGCGGACGTATACGGTCAGACCCCGTACATCGTCAATGACTCCCGTAAGATTGCCACCAGTCTGACGGATGACTATGCAAAGATGGGCATCACAACACCAAACTTGCAGAACGGATGGAACTATATCTCCAAGGAGGGCTACGACCCGAAAGCGCCTTGGCTGCAGATCCCCATCGAGGCAAAGGCCACATCCAGCACCGGCTTTGCGGACAGTATCAATACCGGTAATAGAAGTACCGGCTTGCGTGAAGTCCTCTGGTTCGGCGGTCTGAGCGCTTGGTCGAATTCGGGCCTCCGGTGCGTGCTTCTGCGCGACGGGCTGGGCGGGGGGTGGTGGGGCTACCTGTGTCGCCTTTCCTGTCTCCGTCGTGGCGTAGCCACACGGGGGTGAATCCGCTTTGCGGAGAGGGGATCGCCCCTCAAATAAAAAAATAAAAAATTAGATAGATATCAAGGGCTGCAAGGTGCCTACTCGTCAGGGTTTGATCCTCTTGCCTCTGGTTCGGCAATCTGAACAATTGGTCGAATACGGGCCTCCGGTGCGTGAATCTGAACAACAGGCTGGGC